ACGTTGTTTTCTCCAGTTGTGTTTACTAGCAAAGAGTTATAACCTACAGCAGTATTATTAGATGCTGTCGTATTACTTGTTAAAGCATACCTACCTAAAGCAGTATTACTAGCACCAGTTGTGTTATCTGATAAAGCAGCCATACCAATAGCAGTATTATTATCTGCTGTAGTATTTGCATCTAAGGCTAAAGCACCTACGGCTACGTTATGCGTTCCAGTTGTGTTTTGTTCCATAGCAACTCTACCAATAGCTACGTTATTATCTGCGGTAGTAGCATTAGTTAAAGCACCTTTTCCTACAGCAACATTTCTATCTCCAGTAGTATTTGCATCTAACGCTCCAGAACCTACAGCTACGTTATCTGCTCCAGTTGTGTTACTTAGCAAAGTATTTCTACCAAAAGCAGTGTTATTACTTGCTGTTGTATTACTTCCTAAAGCACTTCTACCAAAAGCTGTATTGTCACTACCTGTTGTATTACTACCTAATGCAGCAAAACCCCCAGCCGCATTATCACTTCCAGTGGTATTAGCATCTAAAGAATTAGTTCCAACAGAAGTATTTTCTGATCCAGTTGTGTTTAAATCCAAAGCATGATAACCCACAGCAGTATTATTATCAGCCGTGGTATTAGCAGATAAAGCTCCCTTACCAATTCCTGTGTTTTGTGCTCCAGTTGTATTTAATACAAGAGCAGCAAGACCTACAGCAGTATTATCACTAGCGGTAGTATTTGCAGCTAAAGCGGTATCTCCTACTGCTACATTCTGCGAACCAGTGGTGTTTGCTGTTAATGAGTTATAACCAACTGCACTATTATTATTGCCTGTTGTATTAGCATCTAAAGCATTAGCCCCTACAGCTACGTTTCTAGTTCCAGTTGTGTTTAATCTTAAAGCATGATAACCAGCAGCCACATTATTATCTGCTGTGGTGTTATCTCCTAATGCGACTAATCCAACTGCAACATTATTAATTCCAGTTGTATTATCTGTTAAAGCTCCCTTTCCAATACCAACATTATTATCTCCTGTAGTATTTGCATCTAATGTACTAGTACCAACAGCTACATTCTGTGTTCCAGTTGTGTTTGAGTATAAAGCTGAAGCACCAACAGCAGTGTTGTCAGAAGCAGTAGTATTAGTTCTTAAACTATCAGCACCTACAGCAGTGTTGTTATCTCCAGTTGTTATTGCAGTTCCAGCATCTTTTCCAAATAAACTATTTCTATTTGCATTAGTCCCTGTAAAACTGTCTCCAGCATTTGTACCAGCTACAGTATTGTCTTGTGCATCGCTTGTTGTACCAACATCTGAGAATGAGAGAACACCAGCCCCGTCCGTAACCAAAGCCTGGCCTGAAGTCCCTTGACCCGTTGGAAACTGAGCTACTTTTGTACCATCAGATATAAGTGCTACAGTTCCAGAACCTGTTCGTGTAAATCCTGTGTCGGTGTCCGCACTGAACGTAATGGAGGGAAAATTAATTGATCCGTCAGGAAAAGTTCCTCCAGCATTTACATAATCTGCACCTGCATAAATAACTCCGAAGAATGCATGACCGTTTGTAGGAGCAGAGCTAAATACAATATTTGTTCCTGTTAATTTAAATCCAGCAGAACCTGTAGGATCTGGTTCCTGGATGACTCCGTTTACTGATATTAATAACTGCTGTTCAAATTTTGGAAAAGGAACAGGTGTTGCTCCTCCGACTTGTAAGGCAAATGAAGTGGCACTACCATTAAAACCACTAGATATATCATCTATGATCTTGTAATCTTCATTACTTCTTAAGTCATTTCCTATATATGCCATAGATAATTAACTACGATATTCTTTTTCTCCTCTTATTTTAAGGTCAGTAATCTTTAGAACTCTTAACTGTTAGGTCCATCAGTGGAGGGCTGCACTGGCCATACAACATTATTGGCTGTCTTACCTTTATAAGTTTGAGGAAGGTCTCTAAGGTTTTGTCTATATGCTGACCATTGAGCTTGGTCTACTGTTGAACCTGGAGTCATAGTCCAATCAGTTGACTTTAATAAATAATCTCTTTTCTTTCTTACATTTTCCCAACTACTATCTTCCAGCTCTAATACTTTATATTCATTTATCCTTTCATCCAAAGAAGCAACTTCAGCTTTAAGGATCTCAAATTCAGTTAATAAATTTGTGAGATCACTATTACTTGTTAAAGCCATTTTATGTCTGTTCCAAATAACTCACTGAGGCATCTAATGCACTTGCCGTTCCTGCATTTATTCTGAGGATATCACCCGATTCCATTATTATTTTTGATCCAGCTATTATTTCTAAAGAAGACCCTGCAGGCACTGGAGCATTCTTAATTAAGAAAACATCATCTCCTGTGTTAGTAACTAAGAAAACATCTACGTTAGCACTAGTACCAGTCTTATTAGAAAGCAAACAGCTTAACAATACTAATGTTGCTGAACCCCCTGCAGTAACAACATTAGTTGCTGCATCACTAGTTCCAGCGTTACTGACTGAAGATTTTGTATCAATTTTGAAGGTATTTGCCATATTATCCTAAAGCAAGTATGAGAGCGAGTTGGTTACCACTATCTATGCTTCCAGTAACAGTTAGGTCTCCTGAGATAGAAACATTACCATTATTTGGAATTGTGATCGCACCAGATGAATCTATTGTAAGCCTTGCAAATCCACCAGTTACAAGTGTTACCTGATTAGGACCAGGGCTCATTATTCCTGTATCTGGATCTCCTGCAAACTTAAGAGCACAGCTGGACAGTGAACCCAGTGCAAGATTCGAATTACTTGCATCTTCTTTTAATAATGGAAAGCCCCCAGCCTGTGTTGCATCATGAATACAGACTGTCCGTTTCTCAGTATCTACAGTTACTTCACCGACTGCTCCTGTGAAAGCAGAATGCTGACCGGTTGTTCCTCTTCTAAATTGTACTTGGGTTGCCATAATACTATCCTAAAGCCACTGCTATTGCAGTAGCAAAACTTTCTGTGCTAATTGTTCCATCTGTATTTGGAACAGTCATAGTTCGAGTTGTACTACCCGATATTCCTGAACATTCAAATGCTAATTTTTTAGAAGCATCTGAATTATCTTTGACTCTAAATACATTGTCAGAAAATTCATTTACAGCACCTGCTGTAACCTGATTATCTACGTAAGCTGTTGTCGCTACTTTGGTTGAGTTATCACTTGCAGACTGAGTTGTTGCTGTAACTGAGCTGTTTAATGCTCCAGTAAAAGATGTAGCTGTACAAACTCCTGTTACTGTAAATCCACCCGATACTGTTTCGGCTGTTTTTGAACCTCCAAAATAGAGTTCGATTGCATTATTACTTCTTTTAGAAACTAAATTTTTTGTAGTTGTGCCACTGGCAAAAGATCCAATTACCAAATCTTGAGTACCACCTGACATAGCAAGGATACCAAATTCAGTACCGTTTACATAAGAAATACTGTAATCACCAGTAGTCGAATGATTGCCGAATGTAATTGATGCACTGTCACTAAATTCTAATTGAGCTTGACTAGCATCAAATAATATTGATTCTCCACCAGGAGCTGTAAGACTTACATCCTGATCGTTACAATCAAGCGTACCGCCAAGCTGTGGAGATGTGTCATCTGCAACTTCTGTAAGAATTGATCCGTTTTTATTTGGAACTGTAAGAGTTCTAGTCGTGCTTCCAGAGATAGCTGAAGCATCAAAAGCTAATTGCTTTGTATTATCTGTGCTGTCTATTACTCTGAAACCACCTGTTTTTGTTACAACAGCATCTGCTGTTACAGAGCTTAACCCACTAAATGTTGTAATACTACCGCCCAGGGCAACACCAGTGCCCCCAATAGTAATAGAACTGTTAGCAAGTTGGGAGTTGGGGATAGCATTAGTACCAAATTCTCCTGTACTTGAGTTATAAGTTAATCCTGATCCAGAAGCAATACTAAGTGTGCTTAATAACGCAACTGTTCCCGTGGCATTTGGTAAAGTTATTGTCTTATCTGAACCAGAAGCATCGACTGCTGTAAGTATTATTTCATTAGCATCTGCTGTCGAACCTTCAAATGTAATATTTCCACTTGCAAGAGTTATAGAATTAGCTGTTGCAGCACCAGATCCTCCTGCAACTATTTCTCCTGATTCCAAACGTGTTAATCCAAGTATATTAGCTTGAGTCGAGCCTAACCCTGCACTAGTGCTTCCAAAAGTTATGGTGTTGTTTGCTAATTGAGAATTAGGTATTGAAGACGCAGTTGTTAATATTGTTCCTGATTCATTTGGTAGGATAAGTGATTTATCTCCACCTGTTGCATCTGCAGCAGATAATATAGTTTCATTTGCATCCGCAGTTGAACCTTCAAAGATTATCTGACCTGCTTGAATATTTATAGTGCTTGCACCACCAATACCATTACTTCCTATATGAGCATCACTCATTACAAGCTGTCCTAAGCCTGCAAAATTTGTGACTGTTGCTCCTAGAGCAACACTTGTGCTTCCTATAGTTACACCAGAGTTAGCTAGTTGAGAGTTAGGTATTGCATTGGTTCCGAACTCACCTGTGGATGCATCGTAAGTTAATCCCTCTCCAGAGGCTACACTTAATGTTCCTCTTACATCTGAGTTAGATGGACCTGTATAAGTTATTACCCCAGTTGAACTATTGTATGCAAGACTTCCAAGCCCTCCGGAATCAGTTACCGAAACAGCTCCTCTGGCTCTGGTATTTGTAAAATATAGATTAGTGTTTTCTCCAAGGTCGGCTGTAGTATTACCAGCGAAGTCTAATTTATCTGTAGGAGTATTTACTTCCTGGAATAAACCACTTACCAGCGTAATAGCCTTACGTGTTGCCATCTTTTAATTACTACTGTTAGTTCCTTATCTAATAAAAAACTTTTATTATTCTTCTATTTTATCTTTAACAATTTTAGCGAAGAAGAATAGGACGCTTTATTCGTACAATTAATTCGTTTGTATTTGCTGCTTCACCTACAGGAGTCACATATTGACCGGCTGTTGATGGTGGTGTCTTGACAACTTGACCTGCAGTTGTTGCTGATAGAAAGAAAAGATCACCAGCATCTAATGTCTGTGATACAGCTACCTGTCCTGAAACTATCGCACGAACCTGATTACCTGAAGTCACTGTGGTTTCAGCGAAGCCAGCTACTGTAGCCTGGTCTAAAGTTCCGTTTGCCACTGCTTTTCCTACCTTTCCATCAGAAGC